CGATAGCTCTCGCTCTTGAAGGTCGCGACCGCGATCGTCCACAGCCGTGCCCCGCGACGGAGCTTGCGTCCGCCTTCGGTCACATCGACGAAGGTCGGCCCGACAACCGGAGCCGATCGGTTGAACCCTTCCACGCCCTTGACTGGGACGACTTGCGCATGGCCAGCCTTGCGCGCCCAGGCATAGACGGCGGGCGTCTCATAGCCGGAGTCGATCGCGAGCTTCGCAAGGCCGAGCCGAGCGCCGTGCGCGTGCGGCCAGGTCTGGTCGAGCAGTTTGCTCAAACTGTCCCAGCTCTCCGCTCTCTCGGGTCCGCCGTCGATCACGAGGTGATCGACAAGCCAGCTTTCCAAGCCGCGGCCCCACGCCCAGATCGAGACCTCGATCCGGTCCTTCTGGACGTCGGCGCCCGCGGTCAGAAACAGACCGCCCGACGGCACAGTGGCGATCTGCCAAACCTCCCGGCGCTCATAGAGCCGCTGCCAATCGGGTGCCTCACCAGTTTCGATCCAGGTCTCGCCGAGCACGCCGTTCTTGAAGGTGCGCTTGGCGTCGTCCGTCGCCTGCGCTGCCTCCCACATGCGCGCGATGTCGGACCAGGAGAACCATCCCACCGGTGAATAAAGTGCCGAGAGATGAAATCCAATCGTGCCAGGATCGGATGGTTCCGCGGTCGGTTGCCAGTCGCCGGCCTGGAGCATGACCGTCTTGTGGTGCTCTTGGATCGCGCCGTCGCAAGCTTCGCATTCATAATGGGCGCTCTCAGGCTTTCCTCTTTCCCATCTCAACCGCTCGAACCGTAGCCATTGCAGGACTCCGCAATGCGGACACGGCACGAAGAAGCGACGCTGATCGGACGCTTCGTACTCGCGTTCGATCCGCGAGAAGCCATGGATCGTCGGGGTCGAGGTCAGAAACGCCTTCGCTCGCCAGGAGAACGTTCGCGTTCTCGCCTCGGCGAGCGCGACCGGGTCGCCCTCCTCGTCGGCGGACGGCGGGTAGGCATCGACCTCGTCGAGAAACAGATAGCGCGCGGGCATGGAGCGCAGGCCCACCGCGCTGTTCGCGCCGGTGATGACCAGCAATCCCGCCGGAAACTCTTTGGACAGAACCGTGTTGCCGGCATCGCGCGAGCGCGCTGGCTTCACCCGCTCGCGCAACGACGGACACTCCTCGATCAGCGGCTCGATACGCTGTCGTGAAAAGCGCTTGGCGAGCTCGACGGTCGGCTGCACCGCGAGCATCGGCCCGGGCGCATGATGGATGACGTAGCCGATCCAATTGTTGCCGGACTCGGTCGCTCCGACCTGCGCCGCCTTCATGAACACGACGCGGCGGGCCGGATGCGCCGGCGAGAGCGCATCCATGATCGCGCGCATGTAGGGCGTGCGGTCGGTCCGGTAGCGCCCGGGCTCGGCCGAAGCCCTCGGGCTTAGCACCCGATGTCGATCCGCCCATTCGGAGACGGTGAGCGCCGGATCGGGCGTCAGCCCGTCGCGCCAGGCCTGGCGAAGCTCGTCCGCACCGTCGAAACCGAATCCGTCATCGGAACTGGGGCCGAATGTCGGCGAGCTCTGCGAGGTGAGCGCGGACATGCGTCTCCAAGAGTTTCTGCATGCGGTGCGCTCCGATCTCGACGGATTGGCCGATTATCTCGCCGCACGAAACCGACAGCTCGGATGCCATCAGCGCGGCAATCCGCGCCGGCCAGTTCGCCCAGGCATCACGCTCTTCGCGCGCAAGTCGAAACGCGAGCGCGGTGGCACGCGCTCGATCGATAAGCTCCCCGCGGCGCTCCTGCAGCTTCAGCCGCGCAAGATGCGCCTTGGCGATCTCGTGCGCAGTGCGCGCCTGCACGAAGGTGACGTTGCCGCCCGAGGGCAGCCCCTGCTCCTTGAGTGTCTCGCGCACGGAGCCCACAGCCGCCTCGGCCACGGGCTTGAGCTTTGCGCCATCCGTTTTCGGCTTGGCTCTCGCCTTCGCGCGTGCCGGATCGGTCGAGCGCTCCCATGATGCATCCGCCTTTGCCGGATCGACCTTGCCATCCGGCTCCAGGACGACGCGCCCTTGTTTGATGGCGCGCAGCACCGCGACGTGGCTGACGCCCCGCTGCCGGCCATACGCGCGGATCGATAATCCCATGTCGCACCCGGGCCAAAGAAAGCAATCAAATGATCCGATTAACCGCTTGGCTCAGAGTCGAAGCAGCGCATGTATAGCGCCATCGGAACAACGGAGAGCGTCATGACCAAGGCCATCCTGCCGACCAACAACACCGATTGGGGCTTCTGGGGCACGATTCGCCACCACGCCGACCCCGCCGAGGCTTGGACGCTTGCGATGCAGGCGATCACTGCCACCACCGAATGCCCAGACCCCGCGGTACGCGACTTTCTCGACAGCCGGCACGGTCGACACTTCGCCGACGACGTGGCGAACGGACTGTTCGCGCGGCTTGCCCTGCCGGCAGCAATCGATGCCGCAGTCAGCCGCTGGATGACCTGGACGATCAAGCGCCGCGACGAGCGCGAGACCGGCATCCCGCGCGGTCTGCCCTATCTGACCGGCTGGGTGACGCACTTCGAGATACTGGCCGAAGCGGCCGCATAAATCGTCGAAAGGAGAATTGTCATGGAAAATTGGACCGGACTGACTCCCGCACAGATTCGCGCTCGTGTCGTAGCCGCGCGCGAGCCGGCGCTCCGAAAGTTCCTTGCTAACTACGGCGCAACGGTTCTGCCCGGCGAAACGCTCGAACAAGCAGTGAAGCGCGTCCAACTCGTCATTGCCGGCGCAATACGTCTCGCGGCGGAGACTGCGCTCCCGAACGAAACCTTCGAGCAATCCATGAATCGCGTGCTCTCACGCGCGAACTGACCGCCCCCCGAAGCCCTGGGACCGCACCCCGCTCCGATGCGGGGCTCGGGGCAGTAGAAGGGCCGCGATGGTCGCGGCCCGACTACGCAAGGAGCCACACCATGGCACAGCTTTCCGATGCTCAACTCGTCGTCCTGTCGGCCGCATGCCAGCGTCCCGATCGGTGCATCTTTCCCGTCAACCGCAAGCTCAAGGGCAATGCCGCCGGCAACGTGCTCAAGAGTCTCCTCAAGAAGGGTCTAATCAAAGAGGTCCGTGCCAACCGTGACGACACAGTCTGGCGTCACGACAAGAAGCACGGACGGATGACGCTACGGGCCACCCCTACTGCCTTCAAGGCACTCGGGATCGACGATGCGCCCGCCGAGGGCGAAGCTGAGGTTGCCCCCTCGGCGGAAGCCGAAACGAAGCCCGGCCGTTCTCGCAAGGCCGGCAAGTCGAAGTCAAAAGTTCGCGGCACGCGCGCGGACAGCAAGCAGGCAAAGCTGATCGAGATGCTCAAGCGTCGCGAGGGCGCGAGCATCGAGGAGATTGTGAAGGCCTTCGACTGGCAGGCCCACACCGTGCGCGGCGCGATTGCGGGCGCGCTCAAGAAGAAGCTCGGCCTCAACGTCACCTCGGAAAAGGTCGAGGGTCGCGGCCGAGTCTATCGGATCGCCGCCTAATCGGAGAACCTTAGAGCGCCGCCGGGCTTTATAGTCCGGCGGCGCTTTGTCGTTCGCGATGCACTCGCCAATTCTCGAACACTCGGCGCACCAGATAGGACCGGAGAAGCGACACGCCCGTGAAGACAGCGCCCAACAACAAGTTATCCCTGAGACTGGGTTGCAGTCCGAACATTGGAAACACGGCCATCTGTGTCGCGACGGCGACCCCGTATCCGATCATGACGTTCGCAACCGCCTCCGCCAGGGACGTGAGGCGGCTTTGCATCATGCGGCCATTCGCTCGGTCCTGAGCTCATCGAAGCTGCGGCCATTGCCGGCAATCATCACCGGCATCCCTGCACGGCGCTGCCAGCGTTCGATGACGACATCGCAGTAGCGTGGATCGATTTCCATCGCGAGGCAGACGCGACCAATGGATTCTGCCGCGATCAAGGTCGACCCGGAACCTGCGAATGGCTCGTAAATGAAATCTCCTTTCACGCTGTTGTTCACGATCGGCCGGCGCATGCATTCGACCGGCTTCTGTGTGCCATGCACGGTGGCTTCGTCCTCTTCGGTCCCGGCGCCGATGGTCCAGAGGGTCGTTTGGTCGCGCGCTCCCTGCCAGTGCGCGTTCGAAGCTTTGCGCACCGCATAGAAGCAGGGTTCGTGCTGCCAATGGTAATCGCCGCGCCCCAGGACGAGACGCGGTTTTGCCCAGATGATCTGGGCACGGATGTTGAAGCTGCACGACTCCAAGCTCTCAGCCACCGTTCGCGAGCGGACGCCCG